GGCCCGTGGGTTCGTCAAGCCCTCGCCTGCGCCTTCGCCGCCAGTTGCCGTTTGTACGCCACGACCTTCGTCATGTCGCCCGTGCGGGACGCCTCCTCGCGCAGCCTCTCCAGCGTCGTATCTGACCCGCCGCTGACGGGTGCGGTGCCTGCCGGCAGGCTGCGCTCGGGCGCGGGGGGCTTGGTTCGGGGTGTGACTTTCAATTGTGCCTCCAGTTTGGCGACGGCAAATGCGAACTTCACCGGGTCGGTGAGGGCGGCCAGTTCCTTGGCCTTCTTCGGGTTCTTGCCCAGCGCGTAGACGACGAGCGCGGGGTTCTCCGCGCCCTGCAGCACGACGCCCTGCTGGGTAACGTTCAGCGTCTCCATGACCGTGTGCTCGGCCTCGTCGTAGTCGCGCACCTTGAGCTCGACCTTCGCCTTGCCGTACCCGTCGAGCTTGGCCTGCCACGCCTTCTGCGCCTCTTCGGCCTGGCGCTGCGCCTCGCGCTCGGCCTTATCAGCCGTGGCCTTCTGGGCGTACCACGACTCCAGCGCCGTCTCGTATCGGTCGGTGTCGTAGTCGTGGTCTTCGAGCTTGGGCTTCGGGCCGACAGTGGGCCGTGCGGCCGGCGCGGCCTGCTCCTTGGCCTCGTACTCGCGCACCTTCTTCTGCAGTTCGCGGTGCTGCTTGCGCAGGTCGCGCACCCACTCAGGGGCGGCGCGTTCCTCGTCCTCGGCTGGCGGGGCATCGTCTCCGATGCTGACCGTCACCTCGTCGGGTTCGGGTGCGGCGGCTGCAGGGGCATCAGCCTGGGGAGACGGGTCAGGCGTGTCTGGTGCGCCCTGAGCCGCCGCAACCTGCTCGCCCTCGTCTGCCTCGGGCGTGTCCTCGTTGCCCTCATGCACCTCTTGCGTGCCATCGGGCTGCGTTACTTCGATCCTGATTCCCATCCGTCTTCCCTCTCGGCTGATGCGGTCAGCCGGCAACCGTTCGGCACCGTGCCGATTCAGAGTTCAGGTCGCGGCGGCGTCTGCTCGGGCAGGCCGATCATCTTCACCGCGTCCATCGCCATGCGGGTCTGATCCATGTCAATCTTGGAAACCGTCTCGAGCGTCTTCGCCCGCGCCAGCTCGCTGTCTGCGACGGTCTTGACCACGCCTGCACGGGCCTGCGCGGCCTTGGCGAGCGCTTCCTCGGCGGCGGCCTGTAGGAACACCGCATTCGGGTCGGGCTGTGCTCCAGCCTGGGCCATCTGTGCGGCCTCCTCCTCGGTCGGCTTCACCACGCCCATCTGCACCAGCTGCTTGCGGAAGAACTCGGAAATCTCGCTCAGGCCCTCGCCTTCCATGTTCATGAGCGCCGCAGCCTGCAGCACGCGCTGTGCCTCGGGGTCTTGCGTCACGGCCATCATCTGCGTGAGGGCGCGAACCGTCGCGGCACGCTTGCTGCTCGAGGACGGGCCGACCTCGACGGCGACATCGAACTCGGCCTCTGAGAGATCGTTCTCGTGCTCGAGTTCGCCCTCGTCGTTCACCATCGGGCGCATCAGTTCGATACTCGACATCTGGCCCTGCGACCCGATGCCCTTCATCTTCCGGCCAGGCTCTGCGTACACCTCGCGGGCCATGCCGAGCCAGACCTCGCCGGCACGGCGCACGGCCTTGGCGTAGTTCGACATGTAGATGAACGTCTGCATGTCCAGGCGCTGCTGGACCATTTCGACGGCCTTGCCGCTGACGTTGGCGACGATCTTGTCGCCCTGCTCCTGATTCCCGAGGACGTCTTTCATGTCCTGCTCGGTGATCTGCAGGAGCGCCGCCATCGCGGGCGGGATCTGAGGGGACTTCGTGTAGGCCAGCGGTCCAGCAGCCTGTGCGCTGCCGTCAGGCCCCGTGATCGGGTTGATGAGCAGGTACGGGTAATTGCGCAGGTTGTCGTCCTGCCACATCACTTGGTGGCCGGCGACCTGCTCGGGGGTCAGGATGGGCTTCTCGACGCTCGAGAGCGCGGCGATCTCGGCCAGCTTCGACCGCTGCATGTTCGCCAGGCGCTGGGCGTCTTTCGCCAGCCTGACATGCCCCGCGCAGCGCTCCACGTTGTCGATGAACCAGCGGCGGCCGTAGACCGGAACGACAGGGATGTGCTTGCCGGCGATGAAACCGGAGTCCTCGAGCACCTTCGCGCCGCTCAGGACATACTTTCGCACCCGCTGACGCTTCATGCGCTTCTGTCGAACCTCGACAGAACCGACTGCCTCGAGCTGCGCCAGCATCTCATCGTCCAGCTCGCTGTCCCGGTAGCGCTCCTCCTCGCCGTCGAGGCTGCGAAATATGCGCACGGTTTCGGACACCATCTCGGCGCGGAAATACTCGGCCACGTACACGACGTCAGGCGTGAGCCAGTCAAACTCGTACTGATGGATTTCCTTCGGCCAGCTTGCCGGGTCATCCCCGTACTCGGCCTTGTACGCCTCGCGGGTCATGCTCGTGAGCACGAAGCACCGTTTCGCGTCGGCCTTGTCCTGGCGCTTGGCCTGGAGATCGAAGAACACGCTGCTGTCCGCGTCGAAGATCGGCTCGATGCGGATGCGCTGGCGCTCGTCCTCGTCGTCCTCCTCGTTCTCGTAGGCCGTGCGCAGCCGGAACGCACCGAAACCGCCGCCGACAGCCTCCTCGAAGGCGTTGTCGTAGGCTTCCTCGGCCCCGCTGTCCTGCTCGTCGGCCCGGTACAGGTCGTCGCAGGTGTCTGCGAGTCCGTCGTATTCCTTGCCTTCCTTGGACACGAAGTCCACGGTGACGCGGTTGGCGCGGTACTCGCTGAAGATGCGCTGCACAGCCAACGCGATCTTGTTCACCTCGAGTTTCGGCTTGTTCTCGAACTGCGCCCCGAGCGGGCCTTCCCACTGCGCCCCGGCGATTGAATAAAATCGTCGGTCAGCCAAACATTGTGTTCTTTCGTCACGAAGTGCCGATTGAATATTATCAAATTCACGCATCGCCTCTTCGTGCACCTGCGCAAGTTGCTGCTCTTTAGTTGGTCTTGCCATTTTGCGATTCCTTACAATTGGCAAAATGCCAACGTTTCATGAGAGATTGGCCGCCTTGTTTTTTGCAATGCGGACACTCTACCTTTGGCTGCACGCCTTTTGGAACGCGTAATTTTAACTTTTGATCTTCAGTAAGTTTCTTGCCCTTGTTTGACAAAACGAAGGCTTGATACTGTTTTTCGTTTAACTTTTTGCCCTTGTTCACGGCAAGTTTTTGTCGCAACTCAGGCGTGTAGTCTATGGCTTGCCGCGCGCGTGCCATTGCATTTTTATGGCTCTCTGTCTTCGGCTTTCCCTTCAGTGCGTCAGACAGTTTTGCTCGTGTCTCGGCGCTTACACCTGCCGCCCTTCTGGCTGCATGCAACTTTTTTACAGCCTGATCTGATAATTTCCGGCCGGTATTAGCAATCGAAATTTTCTTTCTGGCTTCGGTTGACAATTTCAAGCCGATTTGAGCTTCTGCTCTTTTCCTTCGTAACCACCCAAATTTTTTGTTATTGCGCCACTTGCCTTGGGTCATTCCCCATGCCGCAAAAACTAATTTTTGATTTTCTGGATGCAGTTTTACTAGCAACTGATGCGCTACGAAATGTTCCTCAGGTGTTAGCAACACAAGATTGTTTTTGTCATCACCTCCACCCATGCATTTCGGCACAACGTGGTGTCTCTCAACGTATCCGATGATCTCTCGAGACCTCGCTCGACCGATCAGGGCTTCGTAGTGGGACTTGTAATCCATGCCCGATTATGCTACGCGAGGCGTTCGGTGTCTATCGCCAGCGGTGGGCGGTGGGAAGGACGAGGCCAGGATCATGCGCAGGCCGGTTCGCCTTGGCCGCGCGGCGCGCGCCTTCGCAGGCATATCGCAGGGCGTCGATCACGTGGTTTTTCTTGTCCTGCAGCACCGGCAGCACCTTGCCAGTCAGCGGGTCGGTCTTGAAGCTGTAGTGCGTCAGCTCGTCAATCGTGTGCAGGCACCTCGGATGCACCACGATGTCGTAGGACTTGAGCCACTCGACGCCTTCCTCAACGGACTTCGGCCCCTTCACGGCTGGCATGATCTTCGGAAACCCGTGCCGGCGCATGTGGCTGATCGTCTCGGGCCTGGATGAGTCGCCAACCATCGGCCACTTCTCTGCCTCGGGCACGGTCATGAACAAGTCAGGCGTGCTCGTGATCTCGCAGCCGACCATGTACGCCTCGTGGTCGATGTACAGCGTGCGGCCGAAGATGTGGCAGCGCACAAGCACTGTCGGGTCGGTAGCGAAACCCCAGTCTGCGCCCAGCCGGTGGATCGCATCGCGCGGAGCCTCGAACTCCTCAACGCGCCAGTTCTTGAACACTCGCGCGCTGCTGTTCTGCACGTAGCCGCCGCGCCATACGTGGGCGTACTTGTCCGGGTCTCGGCCCAGGTCGTACTCCATCTCGGCCCGCAGAACGTCCGGGAACCAGGGATTCTGGTCGAAGTTCACCTGCAGCACCACGGCATCCGGTGGCGGCTTCGGGCCGCGCAGCAGGTGATCCACTGGATCACTCGACAGATTCGGGTTCCACGTAAACCACAGCTCCGAGCCAGGCTTGCGGATCGTTGGCCGCAGCAGGTCCAGGCTGCGCTGGCTCAGGCTCTGCGCCTCCTCCACCCAGGCGCGGTCGTAGCCCTCCAGCGACTTGATCGAGTCGGCCGTGTGGTTCTGCATGCCCTGAAAGATCAGCAGGCCATCTCCGCGCACGGACTTGATGACTGCCTCTTGAACCTCGAAGTACGCGCCCGCGTTCAGGGATTCGATCTTGAGCTCGAGCAGGCGCTTCACCGACTGGGCCAGCGACTTCTGCACCTCGCGCACGCAAACCGAGCGGCTGCTCGGGTCCATCAGGTGCGCCTCGATCATCATCTCCGCGAACGTGTGGGACTTGCCAGAACCGCGCCCGCCGTGCGCACCCTTGTACCGGGACGGCTTCAGCAGCGGCTCGGCCCAGCTGGGGGTCTGGATTCTCAGTTCCATCGTGGATTACTTGACGATTTCCCGCACGATTTTCGTGATGGATTCTCCGACCTGATGCGTGGTTTCGATTTTCTCGCCGTATTTCTTAGGCGCGAGTTTCGCGGCGCGCCATTGATATGCGCTCAATACTACGCGAGCTGCATGCGGGTCCATTTCTCCGTTTTCTACTCGCTCAGCCACGGACAGAATCTTCTCGTCCATTACCTCGGCCTGGAGTTCCCTCGCGCGCGCGCACCTGTGTGAGAAGTCCGGGTCGTCCTTCTGCCAATCCATCACAGCCCAGATGCTCGGCATACGCTTGTCACGGCAGACGGATCGCATCGACTCGCCTTCGCTGATGCGCTTGACGATCTCGTCCATGACTTCGGGGGTCTTGCGGCTGGCTGGCATGTTTGCTCCAAAAGTTAGTGACCACTCAGGGGAGGGTAGGGGAGGGTCATCCTATTCCACGGGTATCGCGTGCGCGTGCGCGTGTGACGTATGAAACCGAACAAGTATCCCCTACCCTCCCCTAAACCGAAAATGTTAGGGTAAACCCTGATTTCTGGCCTTTTCCGTTGCGTTCAGGTCGATGCCCTTCAGAGTCATGATCCCGGACATCTTAACCTTGCGCAGCCCAGAAACCAGGGTCATCTTCTCGCCCCACACCGTCTGCGAAGGCTCGTGCTCGCCGCGAGACTGCTTCCAGCGCCTGAACGATGCGTAGAGGTCTGACGATCTGGCGTGCGTTCCTGCGTCGATTTTGCAGCACTCCTCGATCCACATTGCGATGTCCTCGACCTTACCTGGGATGGCTAGTCCGTCTGCATACCACTTGCGTGCGCCCTCAATCGCCCAGGCCATGATCCCAGGCGCTTCGGCTTTCAGCTTCTCGGGCAGCTTGGCATCCTTGGCTGCGCCTTCGAATTTCTGCAGAAACGGCAGCAGCACCATGCGACGAGCCATCGCAGGGTCTCCACCCTTCAAGCGCGGCTTGTGGTTCCCGGCGATCAGGTGCTTGTGCGACATCGTGAACGTGAAGTTGTCCTGACGCATGAACCGAGCCGTTAGCGTCTCGTCCCCGGTGAGTTCCTTAATCCGCGCCTCGGCCCAGAAACTGCCCTCCTCGAGCTCGTTGCTGACAGCTAGGCGCTTGCCGTGAAGCTGGGCAAGTTCGGTCGGATGCCGCTCGTTCCTGCTCGCCATCAGCGCAGTGGTTGGCAGTTTAAGGGCGTAAGAGCCCATCATCCACATGAGAATGTCGAGCAGCGTAGATTTTCCGTTACTGCCCTGACCGTGCGCGAAAAACAGTTTCTGCTCGCGTCTGTCGCCGGACAGACAATACCCACACATCCTCTGCACAAACTCTATTGTATCAATATCGTCTGCGAACACTTGTGATATGAACCGGAGCCAGTTCTCTGTCGGTTGCTGAGTATCTGGAGATACCCGAGAAATCTGCGTCAGATACTGCCCACGATTACGCTCGTGGAGTTTGCCGGTGCGTAGATCAACGATCCCTGCCGGGGTGTTGATCATCAGCGGATCGCTGTCCCACTGAGCGGCCGGAACCACGATAGCCGGGTCAGACTGCGCTAGGAACAGAAGCGCGTTGACGGTCTTTGCGCTGGTAATGGCCTTGCGGATTTTCGCGTCGGCAAGCTGCGCTGATGCACGAGCGGTGCGCCTAGCAAGGTCGAACCGAATCAGGTGTTCGTCTCGCTTCCAGTGTGTGCCATCATCGTGCATCCAGCCAAGGCCTGGAGACCACCTCAAGCCGGCCCCGTACTGCGCAACGAACTCCAGCGCAAGCGAGTCGTCCGAGAACTCGGGCGGCAGTGCTTCGACCTCTCCGGTCTCGGGGTCGATGATTTCGGTGGCTTGTGGCGGTGCGGGCAGGGCCGGTGGCGTTCGCGTGGCGACCGGAGCCCACACCGATGCCCGATTAATCGCCCAGGCCCTGAAGTCCTGCCACGAACTAAATCCCGCGTCGGCCGCATCCGATCCGTCAGGCTGGCCCGATACGTCCAGCACCTTGACCTCGGCCGCATCCCCGGCGATGATCTGTGCCACACGTTGCATGGCCTTTTTGCCAGGCTCATCTGCGTCCGGCCACAAGAGCACCTTGCGTCCCTTGAGCGGCGTCCAATCGGCTTTGTCCACCGCCATCGCGCCTGCGGGCCATGTGACCACCGCATAAGGCGTGGCAAACCCACGCGCGGCGTCTGCGGCTTTCTCTCCCTCGACCACCAGCACGGCGGCATTGGGACGAGCCGCGAGTTCCTGCAGCCCGTACAGCGGCCTCGGCGCGGGCCACTGGCCCATGCCCCAGGCGTCTCCGTCCCATGTCCAAGGGATGATCTGCTTTCGGTCGCCTGCAGGGTCGTAACGTGCGACGTAGCCCAGCACCTCGCCGTTGCCGTCGAAGTACGTCCAGCGGTGCGATGGCTGCCCGAATCGCGGATGCACACAGGCGCAGTCTGCGATGGCTTCCGGGACCGGCGTCACGACGCGCCGAGCTGGTTCCGAAGGCGGCGGCGGTCGGTGCGTTCCGTTGACGCTAGCAGCCGGCTTGGATTCCCCGCCGAGCTGCTTGTAGGCGTCGCCCATCTGCAGGCCGTGGATGGCCGCGTACAGACTGATTAGGTCGCTGCCGTGGTCGCCCGTGGCGAAGTCCGACCATGCGCCGTTGGACAGGTTGATCTTGAGCGACTGACCGGAAGCCCCGCTTAGGTCTCCAGCCACCCATGCGGTTCCGCGTTTGCGGCCTCCGGGTAGCCAGGATGCGAGGTGAGATTCAGCCGATGCGAGCAGTTGACGGGCCAGGCCGTCGAAGTCGAGGCCGGCCATTCTCAGACCTCGCCGTCGATGTCCGCGTTTGCGCGCTCCGTGAGGATCTGCTCGCGCTGCATGATGAGCCGCGTCACAGCCACGACATCGGCCCCCGTAAAGTCTCGCACTCGACTTTGCAGGAGCATCTTCTTCGCCATGTCCAGCGAATCGCCTACTTGCACCAGCGCGTCGTGCCAGTGGCTTTCCCCGCGCAGGTTCTTCAGCGCAAGGTCGAAAGGATGCGTATCAGGGTTCACGTTTTCACCTCACAAACAAACAGACGGACGGGCCGGAACGTCATCCGGCCCGCTTATAGTATAGCCCGCTCATGCGGGCGGTCGTCAAGCCCTACCAGGGCACATCATCGTCCATGCTATCGAACCCGGTTCCGCTCGATGCACGCGGCGCAGTCTCCCGAGCCCTGCGCTCCGCGATGGCCTGAGCGTCCCTCTCGGCCTGAGACGGACGCCTCGGTGCGGCCGGTGCCGGCGCTGCCGCAGGAGCCGGCGCAGGCGCAGCGGCGGGGTAAGAGGCATCCTTGGGCTGAACGCTGAGGGACATGTACTTCTGCCCCTCGAGCTTCGTGCCCTCGCGTCCCTCCTTAATCCAGGCCGACAGCCAGTATTCAACCCCGGCCACGTTGATTGAGCCACGGTAGTCGGGGCGGGATTCGTTGCCCTGCTTGTCGTTGCGGGTGAGCATGCCCCGGTTGGTGTTGTCGTAGTTCATGCGATGGTCTCCTCAGAATTCACCTGCTGCCGGGAACAGATCAAGATGTGTCCCGTACAGCTTCGACATGGGATTGCCTTGCAGGAAATTGCTCAAGGCGCTCATGGTCTTGTTGTACGTTTCCTCGCGCACCGACGGACTGCTGGCCCCGCGCAGTGAGCGTGTGAAGTCGCGCAGCCGTATTGCCGCCGATTCGTGCTCACCTCGCACAATCCCCGTGCGCAGCACCTCCATGAACCTTTGAATCTTGTCCCTGTCTTGCGAGTATGCGGCCTTCGCACACACAGCCAAAACAGCAGAGCTCATGCCGGCAGTCTTGCGAGTTCCAGAACACACGAAATCAACAACATCGGCGTGATCTTGGTAAGCATCCAGCAGCTCATTGAATGACTTGGAGCCCTGATCTCTCGGGCCGTACCTGATCAGGCGCGCCACGCCGGCCTTGCGGCTCTCGAGCTCTGCTCCGAGAAAATTCGCCACATCGTTGATCGTGCGAGTCAGTCCGCGATCCATTGCCGCAATCGTTTCGCGCGGCACGTTTCGGGCCACCAGCAGCTCCTGTTGGCGTCCGCTGCGAACGATGGCGTTGAGTGTGTGCTGACCGTTTCCAAGAGCGCCCGTCTCAAGGAAGCAGATTGCCACGGGCTTACGTTCCCAATGGAGTGTCTCCATGTCCCGCGCATACTGCGCCACAGTTGGCTCGCGCAGGCGACGGTTGCCCGTGTTCTGTTCCAGCCACTTCTTCGCAAGCGCCGGGGTCACGATTTCGACCGTCAGCGTCATCTGTCCATACTGAAGCATACGTCTCTCCTCATGATGCGGCGTCTCTGCCGCTATCTGTGCCGCCACTATCTCGGCAGCCCTAGCCCTAATCGCCGTCATGTCGATCATCTATGTCCTCTCTGCGCCTCTGGCGCGGTTGTGCGGGCCTGCGCCCGAGGTGAAACTGATGGCAGAAAGTGCAGTGGTATACCTGCCGAGACTTGCCGCGTCTGGTGCCACGCACGGCGACGAGCTGGGCCTGAGTGAACGATGAAAAACTGACCTTACCATCGCACGCCGAAGCCCGGTACGTGTCGCGTGGCGAGTGCGCGGGCTGGTGGTCGCTCACGGCTCCCCCGCACCGATACGAACACGCGCTGTGCTCACGGCTCCCCCAGTATCTCAATCGCATCCTCCACCGACTGCACAATGCCAGCAACGCCGCCGTTGGCCTGACACGCGCCGATGAGCATCTCCTGCTCGATGGTGCCCTTGCGCACACCGGGCCGCTTGCACTCCAGCAGGAACAGCCGCCCATCGGTGAGCTGCCCGAGGTAATCGCTTGCGCCGCGCGTGATGCCAGACATGCCGCGCATGTACAGCCGATAGAACACCGTGTAGCGATCCCCGTCCTGCACCGCGCCAGAGTTCAGGCGCATGAACCACGCCACGCGCCGATGCACCCGCAGCAGGTCGAACACTGCGCGCATGACGTCGGCTTCAGTGGCGTCTGTGCTGGGCTGGCGTTTGGCTCGAGGTTTTGGAGGCGGCGGCGCGGTGAGCTCGACCCGTGGCCGGTCACTGAGTGCGGCGTAGAGGTCCATGCTCGCCTGGTTGCGGGCGATGGTTTCGCGGAGGGTTTCGCGGCGGCGGGTCATGCGAGATGCTCCGCGATACGCCGACCGATCCACCGCACCACCGGCACCGCCCAGGAGTTGCCGAGGGCCTTGTAGCGCGGGCCGTCGGGGCACTCGCTTGCGGGCTTCTTGCGCCACGGGATGGCGGTGTAGCCGTCAGGGAAACCTTGCAAGCGCTCGCACTCGACGGGGGTTAGGCGGCGCACTTGCATGGACACAGGTGGCAGCACGCACGCACCCTCGCCGCCGGCATCACGGCGCAGGCAGTTTGCAAGGTCATCGCCAACCTTGGGAGTCGTGTCGTCTTGGACGAAGACCGCCGCCGTCGCACACCCTTGCCCGTTGCCGGTGCCGATGGCGTGGCAAACATCGGTGTTGCTGATCGGGTCTTGGGTGGGGTGGAAGGCGATGTAGTTCTGCTGCTGCGCGCCAGCATCAGCTGCCAGCGCGCCGACCACCTGACCGTCGCCGCCGATCTGACGCACCTCGCTGCGGCTGTTCTGAGTGAACGCCACCGCCACCCCCTGCGTAGCGTGCGTGTCCACGGTGTACGCCGTTCCGTCGTCGTTCCATCCGCGCCCGTTCTGGGCCTTGTTCATGGCGCGAACGTCCTGCAGTGCCACCGGCTGCATCACCACCGCGTGCTCCGCATTCGATCTTGCCAGCGTGTGGCACGGGTCACCGGGCTCGCGCGACTGCCGATTTACGGGCGCGGTGATGTTGAAGAAGTCGTAGGTGACCGGCTGCATCACCGCCGTCGTCGTGCTGTTCTCCACGCCGCTCGGGATGCGAGCGCGCAGGCTGCTGGATAGGTCGGTGAGGCTCGCCACGCTGGCTGTGCCATCTGTGCCGTGGAGGGTGATGCCGACAGGCCCATCGAAGCCGCCCCCGATGGTAGGAATCAGCGTCTCCGATTCCGCATCCAGCCGCCGCTGCCCCCCCCGCGTTGAGGCACATGGAAACGACGGCGTGCTGGTCTACGCAGTTCTGCGTATACGCCACATCAGCAAGCACCTCACCATGCTGCGGCCCGGCTTCTGGCTTTCTGCCGATGGCGGCGCCCTTGATGCACCATGTCTGCTGAATTACTCCTCCGTCGCAGTCAAAGTCGGTTCCGAGGCCGCCGCCTGCAGTGCTGCGTGAAGGGATGGTGGGAGCGACTTTCCCCGCTTCTCTGCTCGGCGCAGAATCCCGGCGCACGCCGTCGAACTCAAGAAGAACCGCTGCGGGATCGAACCCGTCTCGAGCACTTGCGACAACGAACACACGCTTGCGTCGTTGGGCCAGGCCGAAATATTGGGCATCCAAGACGCGCCAGGCAACTGTTCTTTCGGGTCCAGCAACCACACCCGCGTCGGTCCACCCGGTCGCGGCCAGCGGGTCGATGGGGGTATCGCATCCAGCAAGCGCGGAGATGAAGCATCCGAAGGCGTTGTCGCGGGTTGAAAGGACTCCGGGCACGTTTTCCCAGAAGACGATGCACTCTGGTTCGCCTCGGGTTCGTCGAACATCATCAATTGCATTTGCGATCTCGCAGAAGGTGAGCGACAGGTTTCCCCGCGCGTCGTCAAGGGACCGGCGCAGGCCGGCAACGCTGAAGGCTTGGCAGGGCGTGCCGCCGCAGAACACATCAGGTGCTTCGACCTCACCCAACCGGATGCGCGCTGGCAGCGTGGTCATGTCGCCCAGGTTTGGCACCTCTGGGTAGTGGTGGGCCAGCACCGCCGATGGGAACGGCTCAATTTCAGCCAGCCACGCCGCACGCCAACCAAGCGGATGCCACGCCACGCTGGCGGCTTCGATGCCGCTGCATACGCTGCCGAATCTCACCGATGGCCTCCCACAAACGCCACCGTCAGAAACACCCCAGCGTGCTGCAGTTTCACTAGCGCCGGGATGCCCCGCCTCCTCCAGTTCGCCACCCGCTGCGGGCCGCCGGCACCGAAACCGAGCCGTCGCGCCAGCGCAGTCGGGCCGCCGAGGTTGTCGATGATTTCGGAGTCGGGGTGCAGGCTCAGGCTGTGAGCCAGTGGGGGTGATATCGTCATGGGATACGACTGTAACACGGCGTGGATACGGATGGGAAGGGGTCGGCGCAGAGAGTCGCATAAATCCCTGCGATTCTGTCGGAATAGGGGTTGACGGGATAAACGGATCGTTTATAGTTCACCCATCGACACACCAACTGGAGCAACGAGATGAACGCAAACCAACTCTTCCAAGACATCAACACCGGTTGCCTCACCGAGGTTGCCGAGGCCGCCACCTCTTACTACAGCGACATCCGCGGGTTGACCGTCCGTCAACAGTACTTCATCTATCCCAACGGCACCATTGTGTGCCTAAACGCCGTCGACGGCGGCTACTACACCTCGGTTCTTGAGGATGACAACGAGGCCATCTTCCAGCATACCTACCGCCGCTATTTCAACTAACCAAGAGACCTGCCAACGGCAGGCCAGTGCCCACCAACCAAGGAAACCACATGACACCAGACAAGTTGCTCCATCTCATGGACGAAATGATCAAAATCGACGGCGAAGACCTAATGCGGCTCAAACCCTCCACAGCGCCGCTTGAAGCACTGCTCGCGTTCAACTCTCGTCGCTTGGCCCGCACGATGGACATGCTCTGCCTGACGATTGCTTTCGTTGCCGATCAAGCCAACAAACGCTAACCAACCACAGGACACCAAACCCATGCACTACACCACCCTAGGCCCCGGCGACCACGCCACATGGACCGCGCACATCGTCGCCAACGACCCCCGCGAAGTCGGCATCGAAGACGACGGCCTCGCCCAATGGGAGGCTGACGAAATCGCCGCCGAGCAGATCGCCAGCACCGCCGCCGCCGTGGTGGATTGGCTGGGCAACGTCTGCAACGACGACGCCAGCAGCAAGCCCGTCGAGACGAACTCGATCCACGACGCGCAGCTGCAAGACGCGCCTGCCGCCGTGCTGCTGGCCTGCATCATGACCGGCAGCGACCGGCAGGCCGGGTTCGCCCGCATGTTCCTGCGTGAGCGGTTCGAGGCCGCCCGCGCCACCGAGATCACCGAACGCAGCGCCGAGCTGATCGAGCAGGCAAACATCCACCGTGACTATTGCGAAGAGGAGTAACCCACCATGACCACCAGCATCAGCATTCACAACGTCTCTGCCATCAAGGCCAGCGCCGTGCGCGAAGAACGCCTCGATGGCAGAGAGTATTTCGTGCGCACCATCGAAATCTTGGACGACAAGGGGCATAGATTCCTCCTGACGCTGTTCTCCGACATGCGCTCCGGCGTGACCATCGAGACGCCGCCCGAGGGTCTGTTCATCGCCCAGGAGGCCGCATGACCACAGACACCACCGTACTCGAGCAACGCACTGACGCCTGGCTGGCTGCCCGCGTGGGCAAGGTCACGGCGAGCGGGTTCAAGCATGTCCTGGCCCGAAATAAGCCGACCGCCGCGCAGGCCAAGGCCGGCGAGCCTGGGAACCCGTCCGCCGCCCGCACGACGTACCTCTGGCAGCAAGTCATCGAACGCCTGACCGGCCAGCCCGCGCCCGTGGCCCGCACGATAGCGATGCAGTGGGGCACCGATCAGGAGCCCTTCGCGCTGCAGGCGTACAACGAGGCGCACCTCGTCAACGTCGAGGCTGTCGGCTTCGTCCAGCACCCGACGCTAGCGGTGGGATGCAGCCCGGACGGGCTCGTCACCGAGCGCAGCCCTGCCACCGGCTCGGCGTCCGATGGCCTCATCGAGATCAAGTGCCCCTTCAACTCTGCCAACCACCTCGAAACCTGGCTCTCCGGGATGCCCGAGGAACACACGGCCCAGGTTCAAGGCCAGATGTGGATCACCGGCCGCGAGTGGTGCGATTTCGTGTCGTTTGACCCGCGCATGCCCGCTGATCTGCAGCTGTACGTCCAGCGGGTTCAGCGTAATCCCGAATTCATCGCGGGTCTGGAACGCGAGATCATCACGTTCCTCAGCGAGGTCGATGCCATCGTGCAGAAGCTGCAGGCGAAGACCTCTTTCTAGTCACCAACCACCGGAGCCACACACATGACCGCTCTCGTCCCCGTCTCTGAAATCGAACGCATGGCCGCATCCGTCGCCAAGTCCGGCCTGTTCGGCATGAAAACCCCTGAGCAGGCGATGGCCCTCATGCTCATCGCGCAAGCCGAGGGCATGCACCCGGCCAAGGCGGTGCAGGAGTTCCACATCATCAACGGCAGGCCCGCCCTCAAGGCCGACGCCATGCTGGCGCGCTTCCAGGCCGCAGGCGGGTCGGTGCGTTGGGGCACCTACACCGAGCAGACCGTTTCTGGCACGTTTGCCCATCCGCAGGGCGGCAGCGTCGAGATCGAGTGGACATACGCGATGGCCGAACGCGCTGGGCTGACGAAGAACCCAACGTGGCGGCAGTACCCGCGCCAGATGCTGCGCTCCCGATGCATCAGCGAAGGCATCCGCACGGTGTTCCCCGGCGTGGTTGTCGGTGCGTACACCGAGGAGGAGGCGCAGGACATGGCCCCGCCTTCACGCCAGCAGGTCGTGGAAATCGTTCCCGCTGCTCCCGAGTCCGAACCCGCCGACCTCCTCGCCGCCATCGACGCCGCGCAGACGGTGGACGAGCTCAACGCCCTCAAGCCACGCATCCGCACGCTGCCGGCCGATCTCCGCGCCGAGATCACCGACGCCGCAAAGCAACGCGCCCAGCAGATCCGCGACAACGCCACCGTGGAGGCCAGCGATGATCCGATCTGACATCACCACCGAGCCCACTGCAGGGCCGTACAGCGTGCGCAAATCCGGCGAGCGGTGGCTCGTTGTGCGGCAGATTGCCGGCACCGATCACGCGAGCGTTGTGGCCGACTGCCGCACCGAGCAGGCTGCGCGTAGCGTGGCCGATGAATTCAACGGGCTGCGCGCCCGATACGAGGGAGTCCGTGTATGAACCGCCATCCGTACATCGCGCAGCGCAGCGCCCGTCGCCCGCGCCCGTTGGCCGACATTGTTCTGGCCATCGCCATCGGCACCGGCTTGGCGTGGGTTCTCGTGAGGTGGGCCGCAGCATGAACGCCACGCACCTCACGGCCCGAATGCTTGACGCCCTCGAGGCGGTCAAGCGTCTCGAGCCCTGCACCGCGCAGCAGCTGGCCGTCGAACTTGGCGTACAGATGGCCTCGGCCCGCACGTATCTGTCGAATCTCCGCGTGATCGGGTTCGTCAGGCCCAGCGCGTGCAACCGATGGGCGAGGTGGAGCACCTGCCGCGTGCAGGCCGAGAACCCGGAGATCGTTCAGGTCTCGAGCGTCTGGGAATACGCGGCCAGGTGCCGCCACAGTCAGGAGAGCAGAGCATGAGAGCGCTGGAAATCGTCCGAGGGTGGTTCACACCACCCGCCGCCCTGGTCCTCGCCGCCCGCGAGCTGGAGGACGCCAAGCGCGGGCTGCTGAGCGCGCAGTCGAGTAGGGAATATGCCGATGGCATGGTGAAGTATTACGAGAGCAAGATCAAGCGGTTGAACTCGTATCTGAAGGAGGAGGCATGAGCACACTGGAGAAAGCCGCCCAGCAGGCTCGGTTGGAGGAGCGCGAGGCGTGTGCGCGGGTGTGTGAATCGGTCATAGAGGAGATACGCGAGACAGCGGACAACGTGTTGTCTCACGAGGATTGCCGATCAATCCAAGCAGCACAAGACTGCGTCGCCGCCATCCGCGCAAGGAGCAAGGAATGACAAGCGAACAACTACCCCCACTGCCGGAACCTTTTATGGAGTTGCACCGCGAAATTTCTCCGCATGTTTATGCGGCGTGGGCAGAACAGATGCGAACCTATGCGGCAGCGGCACTGGCCCAGGAGCGCGAGGCGTGTGCGAAGGTGTGCGACGCCGTGGCCGAAAGCGCAAACAAAGCCGCTGTGGCTGGGCAATACTTGATTATCCGAAATGGGGCTGAGGCTCGGAGGTGCAGTGCCGCCATCCGCGCCCAAGCCGCAGACCGCCTCGCCCGCCACGGCATCAACCCCTGCCCCGACTGCCACGGCGTCGGCTACGACGCCAGCGGCCAGCTCTGCTGGTGCCAGCAGAATCCGAGCTTCTGATGCAACTCGACCAACGATTTCTGACCCCTCACCCCGCCACGCTGGCCTGGTGGCAGCGCCGCGAGCGGTGCGAGTCGTGCAAGCATTCGCGCCTGAAGCGTGGTGAGGGCAATGAAGGAGTGCTACGCTGCAACCGCGCGCAGCACCCGAACCCGCTGGTGCGGCAGATGCTCTCTGCTCGCGCCGGCGCTGACCTGCGACCCTACTGTATCGACGCTTCCGACGAGGGCGGGCAGTGTGGTGGGAAACTCTACGAGGAAAAGTGATGGAACACTATTTCAACGACGGAACCGAGCCGACGATCCTGCGCCAGCCGCGCATCCCGCTGGGCTGCGACGAGCAGGGTCGCCACCCACAAGCCGCCGAGGCGGCCACCGAGATCGGCATTCCTGACGAGCCCGAGCACGACATGCTCAAGGTCATCGCCACCGATGTCCTGCGGGCCGTGGCCGCGATCTGCGCCCTGTGCATCGTGGTGCTGCTGGCGCTGAGGGACTTGTGATGGCTGACTTCGATAGTTGGAGCAAAGAGAGCCTCGTCCAGTTTGCCTACGACGCCCAGCAGCGCCTGCGCGAGCATGACGCCGAGATCAAGCGGCTGCAGATGCTGCTCGACTTTTCGCAGCAGGACGTCACCTGCGCGCTGGTGGCGTACCGGGAGCTTCTGCGGGGGTTGCCGCAGGAGAGGCACTAGTCCAGAAACCCCATTGACTCATGCACCAGCGTCCTGATGTGCTGCAGCGCCTGCTCGGGGTCGCCGCCGTGCTTTAGGCAGTTCCTGGCCGCGTTGTCGATGTCGCGCAGGGCCGTGAGCATGTTCTGCGCAAACATCGCCATCAGGGCCTCGCGCTGCTCGTGCTTCTCGAAAATCAGGTGAACTTGCATCTGTTTCTCCTGCGTATTCATTCACACCTCGATGATTGACCCTCGGAAATCGACCTTACCCTCTTCGATGACGCGCACCACCTCGGGCCAGAGCAGCGCGCCGTTCTTGAACGTCAGCATGACGAAGCCGCTGCGCCAGTCGGTGCTGGCGTCCTCCAAGTAATCCCGAAACTGCGGGCCTCGCGGGTCGGCCAGCGTGCCGGTATCAACGCCCCAGCGCGTGCCGTTGTAGTCGTCCAGCGGGGTGACCTTCAGCGAGTGCAGGTGGCCGGTAACCATCGTCTTGCCGGCGTTCAAGGTGTTGTTCCGCGTGGCGTGGATGCCGCCCTTCATGCGGTGCTTGATCACCACGTTGTCGTTGATCCACACACTCCAGCAGGGCAGCCAGGCGGGAAAGTGATCCTTGAGGTGAAACCCCTTGACGCCCTCAAACTCGGGCGCGTTGGCGGCCAGGCGCGTCTCGAAGCGCGAGTCGTGGTTCCCCATCGGCCAGTAGAGCACCGCCTTCCCGGCAACCTCCTCGATCTCGCCAAGGTGCTCTCGGCAGGCTTTCAGTTCCTCGATGATGCTGGGCTTGCTGTCCCAGCCGATGCGCGGGAATCTCGAGATCGAAGCGCCGTCAAAGGCGTCGCCGTTGCAGACGATGGCCTTCGGTTTGTACTTCTGTATGAACTGCACCAGAGCCCGGAACGCCGTTGTGCGCACGCCAGGCCAGAAATGCGCGTCGGAGAACACCAGCACCACGCCGTTGTCAACCTCCAGATGCCGCCGCGCGTTGTGCTCGACTGGCGCGAGGTGTTTGTAGTACCGCGCCCTCGCATCAACGGCCTCCAGCGTGACACCGTGTTTGCCCTCAATGTAGCGTCGGCGCAGCGACACGGCGCGGGGGCTGACGCCGAGCGCCGTTGCGACCTTAATCGCACTCTGATGCGTGCGCCACAGTTCGATGAACTCTTCCTCGGTGCAGGATGCATGTGTCATTGAAGATTCGCCGTGTGTTCGCCGCAGTGGTCCTCGGGAGGCGTCCAAGGCCATGCCATGAACAGCCCTTCGTCGGGGTCGTAAAGAGGCGACGGCGGGTATCTGCGACACGACCCGCCGATCTCGCTGCTGCCGGGTTCCTTCTCCTGCTGCCAGTGCCGGCAGTTGTGGCACCCGCGCTCAGGCAGGGGTTTGGCTGGCGGTTTCTTGGGCACGCGCCGAAACTAGCACAGGCTCGTGACTACTTCGTCACACCCTTCGTCTTCTCGAACGTCCTGAGCCCGCCGATCCCCAGCAGGCCCGTCACCACGACCCACAGCAGATCGAGGTTGAGTTCGGGCGGCGCAGGCCAGCCCTTGATCGCAGCGCCCCAGGCCAGCAGCGGCTGGCCGATGGTGGCGTAGAGGAACCCCAGCGCCCCACACCAGCCGAACGCCGGCCGCCAGCCGGCGACGAACACCGAGGCGTGCGTGGCCTCGCGGGCGTTGATCTCAAGCTGCGCAATCACCTGCTTGAGTTCACCCTCGGCCGCCATGCGCAGGAACTCGGCCTCAGCCTCGCGCTTCTTCTCGGGGTCGGGCACGAAGCGGTCAAGCAGCGTCTTGCCCATCTCAAAGAGAGGGCCGAGGATCAGTGGGTTCATGCTCACACCTCCATCAGATCGCAGATGCGCCGCGCCCAGCCGCGCGAGAACGCGGGCCAGTTCGGCAGGTTGGACATGAACCGCAGGCGCTGGGCCAGCAGCTTCATCCGCACCGCGTCGGCAGACAACGCACCAGCGGCCGCCAGCGTGCGCGGCCCGAGCGCGCCATCGTCAGGCACGCCCACAGCCCGCTGCAGCCACCGGACGGCCTGGCCTGGGCCAGAGTTCACAGCAGCGTCGAACATCGCGTAGCGGATGCCGGCAGGCAGTTCGTCGGCCCGCACGGCGTGCCAGTACCGATCCCGGTAGATGCGCTTGGCGAGGTCGAGCGGCAGTTCGCGCATGTCGCCCCGATAGCCCACCTCGCGCGCCACGGCCTCGGTGATGCCGAAGCGCGTCTTGCCGCCCGGATCGTCGGGGTGATCGCTGAAGTCGCCTTCATGGCCCAGCAGCTTGCCGAACGCGGTGTCGAAGTTCATTTTCCACCCATGTGCGAAGCCAGCCACGACACCACGCCGCCGAAGATCGACGCGATGGTCATGCCCATCCAGAAGCCGCCCTTGCCCTGGTTGGCAAGCTCCAGCAGCGCCTTCATGTCCTTCTGCAGATCCTCGACCTGAGACTCAAGCGCTCGCACCTGCCCGATCAGCAGGCCGAACTTCACGGGGTCAATGTCGTTCACTTCATAGCCTCCAGGGCGAACCACGCCAGCCAGCCAGGCGCAGCGGTTGCAACGGCGTCCAGCAGCTCGGGCTGGCCCTCTTTACGGATCGCCTGGTTGGCCTCGTACAGCAGGCCGTAGACGGTCGTGTGGTAGGCCAGGAACGGCCCGACGCCCCACAGCAGCAGCACCCAGTAGCTCGTTGCGGCGGCGAAGAGCCACACGACGCCCAGGCCCAGGTGCAGGAGTTTGTCCTTGGGAATCATGGTCCAGCATCCCTCCAGACACCGCTTGAGTAGAAGTAGAGCTTGTTGTTCGTCGTGTTCACGACGATGGGGGCCATGCCTGTGATGGAGGTAGGCACCCCCGTGGGCGTTCCTGCGCAGGTCGGGACGTAGAGAAACCCGTCCGTCGCAGTCGTAGCCAGCGAAGGCAGCCCCGTGCGCACGCTTCCATTGGTGTCAAGGCGCACCGAGTCGTTGCCCCCCGCCCCCAGCACCATCGGAAGGAACGTGCCCACACCGTTGCGTACTGCCTTGACGTTGACAAAAGACGCGGTGACCTCCGCACGCATAACGCTGGCGTTGGTTGGGTCTGAGTTGTTGGCTGCGTCAAAACCGGACGTCGTTCCAGTCCCGCTTGGGATAGCCCCGACGCTTGTGGCGCTATTGGCCTCGCTGGTCTGTAGAAAGAATCGATCTTTGACAATCGCAGCGGTCATGTCGGAACGCATGCGTACCGCGCCACCTGCAGCGTTGATGAACCGGTATACGCCGTCCCATACGATGACGGAGGGAGGCGTAGAAAAGTCGGCCAGATAGCCGGGGTACGGTTGATTGTTCAGCGCGGTGGCCTGCGTGACGCCGCCAACCTGTACATTTTCACCCACAGTCCAAGGAATGTCGTTGTTGGGCTTGTAAAGCACCAAGAACGTTCCGACAGACGTAACCACGGCCGACGCGCCAGACGTTGCTCCGGTTATCGTGTTGCCAACTGCAATCGCGCCGGTAATGTTGAACGTCGCGTTTGTTCGGTCAAGCGAAGCCTGCGTGTTGTAGATCAAGAACGGACCCGACGCGGGCGAAGCGTTGTCGGCGGTGGGGGACACTTCGTAGATGTCTTTGCCGGCGTAAACGCTGTTGCTGCTGATGAAGTTGTCGATCTGCGCGCTGAACTTGCGGTAGCGGATGCTTGACGATGCGCGCAGCATATAGATCGTGCCGCTGGCAGACGGCGCTCCGTTGACGGTGCCTTGCGAGACACCGCCAACCAGCACAGTGTTGCCATTGGCAAAGTCAGCGTTCAGCGTGTTCTGCGTGAACGTCACGCGGCTGCCAGCGACTTTAACTACGCGGCCGGATGCCCCGGTGCTGCCGTCAACGATGACGTCGTTCACGGAAATCGTTCCCGTAATCGTCACGTTCATGCTGACGAACGTGCGAAACGTATTCCCAACGAACTTGATGGCTCCGAAATTTACGTCAGAGTTGGAAATCTGGATCGGGGACGCGCCGCTGTTGGCGTAGCCCGTAATCGTCGCAGCCTCCAACGACAACGTGCCAATTTCGCCCGAAGACGATTCAATAAACAGGAACTGTCCCTCAATTCGATCTGCGAGAAGGGAGTCCCAGCGGAACATGGCGCAGCCGTTGAAGCGGTAACCAGACGCAAACGGGGCCGACGCGCCGCGATTGTTGTTGTGCCAGCAGTTCGTTAGGACGACGTTGGTGTTGGCGCCGTTGAAAGAATCGCAGTCGTAGTTGATGGCCCATCTGGACACGCTCTGAAACACGTTGCGCAGTTCGCCCACGAACGCAAACGAGTTCGCCGTGGGCGGGCAGACAATCCCGTCGAACGCATCCTCAATGTTGAGGTTTTCAATGACAAACTGGAACGAGAACGCGCCGTCTGAGAGTTGCACGCCGATGCCTGTTCTGACGGTCGTCGGCGCAGAAGAGGTAGTCGCTTGGGCAGCCGCGTCAACAATTAGCGTTTCACCGGACACCAACGCGCCGGCTCCCGCCAAGTAAGTCATGACGCCGCCTGCAACGCTGACGACCTTTCCGACCGCTCCGCTGGTGTTGCCTTGGAACACATCGCCCGCGTTGAGCGTGCCCGTTACTGTGACGGCAATGGTGCAGGTTCCGTCCTGCCAGGTGTTGTACTTGAGCCAGCCATTGCGCAGTTTCCAGCCGTAAGCGATAGCGCCGGTCGGGGCCTTGATGATCTGCGTGTTGTTGGTGTACTGAGTGATCGTAGAACCGTTCAGATCAATCTCGACGCCGTTCCTGAGCAGCAGCGGAGATGAAATCCGATACGCCGCGCCTGGCGGGCTCGTGACCGTTCCAGACCCAACGCGCTCATAGCCCGTCGTTCCCGCCCATTGCGCCACGGCGTCAATGGCGGCCTGTATCGCCGTCGTTGAGTCCAAAACGCCAGTGGGATCAGCCCCGAAGTCAACGAACGACACCGAGTCCTGCAGCTTGCTCTCCACCGTCCTCGACTGCGCCCCGCTGCCCGCAGGCTGGTAGATCACCTGCGCCGCGCTGATGTCGCCCGCCAGATCGGTCCTGGCCAGCGCGCTGTAAACCAGCGATCCCTTGGAGTCCTGAACCGTCAGCGAGTAGTCAGCCGAGCCCGTGAAGAGACGCCCAGGCGTGCCGCTGTTGGCCGGGTACCCGTTGATCGTGCGCACCGGCAGGGCAGCGGGCTGCGTGAGCGCCGCGTCCCAGTAGACGGCGATGGGGTTCGTGATCGGGTTGACGTTTGCCGTGCCGACCCAGATGTACCCGTTCTCCAGCGGACTGCCGTCGCGGTCGCTGAAGATCGGGAACGGCGGGGAGATGGAGAGGGTGGTCATGGGTGATCCGATGGCGTGAGTTACGGAGCTGGCGGCAGCGTCGGAAGCGCGTTCAGCGCGGCATTGATCTTGGCCTTTGTTTCGTTGCGCTTGCGCATCTTGGCAACCTCTCGAGCAGCCATGACGAGGGGCAACGGAACTCCGGTCAGCGCGGTTTGCGCGCCGGTCTCGAGTAGTGCCGCAATAAGCGTTCCGGTTGTTCCGGAAGTGTTGACCAGAGTTCCGGGTGGCACAGTGTTGACGTAGCGCACCAGATCGTCCAGATCACGCACGATCTGCGCGTTCTGCTTGCCCAGCATCAAGTCGAGTCGGCCATTGGCATCAAACTGGCGAACGGCTTGGTGCAGCTGCGCGGGCGACACGAGCGGGTTGTCGTTGGAGTCCAGACCGAGCCCCTTGGTGGCCTGCTCGCGCAGATGCCGACCGAAAGCGCCCTGGAGTTCGTTCCACGCCTGCTTGCCATCGTCCCCACTGGTCTGCAACACCCTGCGCAGGAACGTGATCTCTTCGGGTGAGGAGTTGACGATGCTGGTGCGGAATACCTGATCGGCCGGCACCTTGGGATCGTCCATGCCGCGCACGTTCTGAATCAGGCGCGCGACGATGGCGCGGCTTTCGTACTTGCGGGCCATCTGCGCTCGAGCAGCGCGAGCGGCGCGGAAGTCTGGGCCAGCAACAGGCTCTGTCTGTGCGTCAATCATGCGCTTGAGGATGGTTTCCTCGCGCAGCCCAACGCGGTCTCCAATCGGTGCCGTTCCGCTCAGTTCCTTGCGGAAGTCCTCCATCTGGCCCACCGTCGCCGGCCTGCCGATGAGATTTCCGGCCTCATCCTGTTCGGCAATGCCCATCTTGATGGCAATCTTGCGAGCGGTATCGGGAACGGCTGCGGACGGCACGCCTGTCACCTTGGAATTGAGGTAGCCGATCAGTGAGTTCTGAATCTGATCTTCACCCGACCCGATGGTAACCACCGCGTTCGTGTCCACGACCTCTTGCGCTTCGGGCGACTTGCGGGCCTTGTTGTAGAGCACGTTGACGCGATTCTTCTCGGCCTGATACCCGGAAGACAACGCCTTCGTCACCGCACTGCCCGTAGCCGCCAGATCAGGTGCCTGCGCCGAAGTCATGTCGATCAGCGCGTCCATGTTCTGCAGGGCCTGGAGGTTGTTCTCCTCGGCACGCTGACGCAATGGCGCGCCGAGCGGGCCTTTCATGGCCTCTTTCTCAAACGCAAGTTGCTCGGCATCTCGAGTCGCGCCGCCCCGCGTAAGCGTGAACGGCACTGGCATCTGCTCCGCAGTTGCCACGCGTCTGCGGGCTGCTTCGGTAGCCTGAGCGCCGACAGCGCCACCGGGGGCCATCGTCATGCCGGGGGCGGCTGGTGCTGGCGCGGTGCCGGTCACAGCGCGAACGAGACGACCGGGTGCCTCCAGCGTGGCTCGCCCAGCTGCTGTCGCAGCCGGTATCGCCACAGCGCCGACCCTCTGGGCCGTAGCCGCCGCCAACGGAACCTGCTGTCCCACAGCCTGCATTGCCATGCCGGGGGCCGTGATCTGCGGCAGCACCGGCGGCGCAACCTGCTGGACGAATTCGCCCATCGCCTCGGTGGCCTCGCGGCCCGCTCGAGTACGCGGCTGATACGTGAACCGCTGCGCCTGCTCCATCGCAGCGCGCTCGACCTCCTGCGCGGCCTCCGGCGTTCCGAACTGGCCCGACAGGATTGACCCTGCGAGCCCGCCAACGGTGCCGCCGATCAGGCCAGCAGTGCCGCCCGTGGCCCCCGTGATCGCGGTAAGCGCGGCCTCGCCTGCACCGATGAGACGCTGCCCAAGCGACGGCGCTGGGCCTGTCTCGACAGGACGCACGGCGGGGGGCGCGGTGTAGGGCTGCTCCGGTACGGCTGGGGCAGCAGGCGCAGCACCAGCAGCCTGCGGAACGAGCCCACGCCGACGCGCCTCGGCAAGCAGCGCGGCCCTGTCAGGCGGCAGGATTCCACGCCGCTCGGCCTCGAGGAGCAGTTCGAAGTCCATCAGCGGCTCCCGGGCGGCATCGCCAGCCGGCGCAGGATTTCGTCATTGGACAGGCCGCCGTATGGGGAAGCGGGCGGGGCCGGTCGAGGACCACGCCCCGCAGGAGCAACCTGCCCAGGCTGCACAGGAGCGCCAGGAATGGCCGGCGCAGGCTGCCGAGGTGCCCCGCCATCGCCAGCGGCGTATCGGTTGGAGATGTCTTGCGAAATGCGCGCCGTGAGATCGACGAACGTCTCGCCGGGATTGGCCGTGAACTCGCCGGCCTGGAAGCCGCTGCGTGCGCGTGCCAACGATCCGCGATTGTTGGTCAGCCAGTCCACGCGGGCGTTTTCGACGGCGCTGTTGATGTCTTGCAGCTTGGCCATGCCGCGAAGGAACCCAGCCATCGTGCGCGAATCAGCGTTCGCGGGCGGAAAACCCTCGAGCACCAGCGCGATGTCGCGGTCGGTGGCGGGTCCGGGCGGCAGCGATTGCACGGCTGCGCTGTTGCGCAGGCGGGTGAACTCCTGACGGAGTTCCTGCATATAGCCCTGGTTGCCGGTGGCCTTCTTCAAGTAGTCCGTGGCCGACGAAAACACGCCGAAGCCGCCGCCCTCTGCGGCTAACTTGTCAGCCAACGAATTGAACTGCACCGCCTGCTGCTTCGCCGTCCCAGACGCCACAGCAGCCGTGTTGATGTCCTTCTTCGCCTGATCCGGCAGGCTGTTGGCGATCTCACCCACGCGCGCCAGCGTCAGCGCAATGTCGGCGGTCGTCTTGTCGCGATCCAGCCCAAGCCGAGCCGATTCCACACTGATGCGGTTCTGCGCGGCGCGGATGTTCCAGTTGCGCTCGGTCAGGCCGGCCTGGTTCAGTTGGTCGGCGAAGCGAGCATCCGATGCGGCTTTGATGGCCTCTGCCTGCGCCTTGCCGAGCCCAGCCACGGCCAGCGCGGGCGCATACTGTGCATCGACGCCGGCTTTGATGGCCTTCGCCCTTGCTTCGTCCGCATCGGCTTGAGCCTTTGCCAGCCCCGGCCCGAACATCGCAGTCTGGCGCTGCTGCTCCTCAAACTTGCCAATGGACTCGATCACCTTGTCGCCACCCGGCAGACGCGAAACCAGCGTGCCGATGGTTCGGCGGGCCATAGCCGGGTCAAGTTCAGCAATGCCGGCCCAAGTCTCGAGCGCCTTCGCGCGATCCTCTCGCCCCTGATTGCGTTCCCCTGCAGCACGCTCGCGCAACATCGAGATGGCGACCTCTGGGCTTTTCTCGACAGCGGATAGCACCTGCCCCCCGAACGTCAGGTCGTTTTCCTTCTGCTCGGTGCTCAGTTTCTCCCAGCTCTGCATCAGAGTCGCCGCCTGATCCTTCGGCAGCAGCACGGCCACGTTCTGATAGTCGCGGAAAGTCGGATTCGGGTTCGCCATCAGACCGGACAGCGCCTGCTGCATCGCCTGCTGCTGCTGCACAGCCTGCTGCTGGGCCGCCGCCTGCGCCTCCCGCTGCATGCGCGCGGCTTCGATGTTTGCCATCTGCGCACCAGCGTTCATCCCCTGCAGCACGCTCTCAAAGGGCGTGGCGACCTGCATCTGGTAGTTGATTGGGCCGAGTGCCATGTCGTCAGCCTCCTTACATCGGCACGCCGCTCGGGATCATCCCCGATGGCAGCCCGCCGCCGTAGCCGCTCGGTGCACCCCCAAACGACGGGAACGGAATCCGACCCATGCCCACGCCCATGCCGTACATCTGAGCGGGCATCTGGAGCAGGTTGGCAAACGGTGCCGCCCGGCCGAGCGCCCCGCCTGCGCGAGCCGCGCCCTGCTGCTGGAGCAGACCGGCGACATCACGGCCCGTCTGCATGCCCGCCGCGCCCACGCCCGCAGCAGACTGCTGTCCGAGCGCCGTGAGCCCGCCGAGGCGAGCATACTGCTGGTCAAGGGCCTCCTGCAGCATCTGCGGCCGGAACTGGGCCAGCGCGGCCTGCATGTTGCCGCCTCGCAGGCCACCCGTAGCCGACGCCTGCTGCAGCATCGCCTCCTCGCCCTGACGGGTGAGGGCCTGCAGGAGCGGGCTCTGCTCGACGCCTGCGATGGCCTGCTGCTGCGCCTCTGCGCCCTGCAGCCCGAGCATCGCCTGCATACCCTGGAGCGCGGGCTGGCCGGCCTGGGTGTACGGCTCCAGAAGCTTGCGCATCTCGTCAAACTGACGGCGCTGCTCCTCGATGCCAGCCTGTGCGGCGTCGGCCTGCTGGCCTGCGGCTTTGCCCGCAGCGCGGGATTGCATGGCGCTGCCGAGTACGCTCGACCCGGCAACAATTCCGGTTACTGGATCAGGCATCGCGCCCTCCATCGAATTCGTTGAGATAGGCGTCGAACTTCTCGCCGTACAGCCCCATGACAAACGGCGCGGCCTTCATTGCAGCCGCTGCCCCGTGGCAGATGCAGACCACCGAGAGCACAATGTCGTAGTACCCGGCACGCCAAGCGAAGGCCATCGCGCTCGGATTCCCGGCACGCTCGGCTGCGTCCGACGCCTGCCACTTGAGGATCGCCTGCGAGAGCAGCGGCAGCAGGACGGCACTGTGCTGCTGGAAGAACGGGCTGGCAGGCAGCGCGAACAGCAGATTCCAGATCGCCGCGTCAAGGTCTGCGCGCTCCACCTTGTCGCCATCGGCAACGTCGTCAAGCACCTGGATGCAGTCGTACAGCGCGAGCAGCCACTCAACCGCCGCTGGCGGGAGCCGGAACACTTGCTCAAGATTCTCACGCAGCATGGCACCTCCCGGTGGCTGCTGGCGGCCGACAGACTCAGCGGATGCCATCATACCCCTCAAGTGATCTCGCGTCCAGACACCCGCAGCGTGAGCGCCGTGGCATTGCTGGCGATGGTCGAGATGAACCCACCCGGCGCGAGCACATGGCCCACAAGTTCGGGGCACAGGTACGTCTCGTCGGGCTGCACGGTGCGGGTGTCGATCACCAAGTTGGCATTCCCGGCAGACCCGCCGCTCGTGACGATGTTCACCGAGAACGTGCGCGACACGGTGTCCGTGTTCGTCACGGTGGCCTTGTCGATGATGGCCCGCACGTTCGTGGCGGTGTACTGCGTGGTCTGCGTGGCCTCCATCTGCTTGGGAGGCACGAGCACGGTAACGGTTACGGTCATGATTCGACGCCCCCGATGTTGTTTGCGACTGTGAGGATGATGGACGGGATGCCCGGGTGCGGGGCCACGGCACCGGATGCCAGCAGCCGCACGCCGAGGTCGGTGACGCTGAACATGACTTCAACGTAATCGCCGGACTTGAGGTTGAAGAAGTAGTTCAGCGCCAAGAAGACCTCGGCGTTGTTGCCTTTCACCCGCACTTGGCTCGCGGAGTTTGCGACATCCACGCCATTCAAGCGAAACCACAGGTAGAACTCCTCGTCGGTTGCAACCGTCGAGTCGAGCTGGATGCTGGTCTGGAAGTTGTAGATGCCCTCGGTGTCCACATAGACCCGCGATGTCGGCGTACCGATGTACACGCCCCGCGACAGATCGGTCGTGTTGAACGTGATCGCGGTGGCCGTGTTGATCACGGTCGCCGTCTGCGTCGTGGTGTCGTAGAACGACCCGTAGCGACTGCGCTTGAACTCGCGCGGGGGCGGCGCAGTCTCCACGAAGTCAGCGATGTGCTTGAGCGCGAGCACCTGCTGCAGCGCCAGCGTGGCCTTGGCCTCGCACGCGGCCAGAGTCGCGGCCAGCGCCTGCTCGGCGTTCTGCACCTGATCCTGGGCCAGCACGGCTGCGGCCTGCGCCGTTCCAATGGCCTCAATCGCCTCGGCCACCACATCAGGCGCGATGGCCTCGGTGATGGCGAACAGGTTCTCGAACGCCCGGATCTGGCGCTGGTTCTGCAGGAACGAAGCAAGCTCGTCCCGCGTCAGGCGCAGCGGCGGCGTGTTGGCCATCAGACGTTCAGCGGCTCAAGCCGCGCCTCCAGCCTCAGAAACGAGATGTGCGCGTCCGAGTCGCCCCGGAAGCGCTGCATACGCAGAGATTCCATGTTGCCCTGCTGGAACCACACGAGGCGCTTGCGGGTGTCGCCCGTGGTGCCAGCACCGATGAACCGATCCTGACTCCACGACAAGCCATCGGTGCTGTACGAGGTCGAGATGGTCGGGTTCGATCCGACCGTCACGCGCCCCGGCAGCGCCACGAGTTCGAGTTCGTGGAAGATCGCGCCCTTGCTCTCGTTGTAGACGATGGGCGTGGAGAACTCCCAGCGGGTCTTCTGGCCCCACTGGCTGCTGATCTTGCGGTCGAGGTAGCCGATCACGCCGTACTCGATGTCCTCGACGCCGAGCGTGTCCTCGCCGGCCTCCAGCGCCAGGCCGTCGCCGCCCTCGGTCAGCAGCGTGCCGGTCAGCGTGTCGGACAGTTGCGTGTCGCCCACGATCCAGCGGTCGTAGGCCCAGACGAGGTTCTGCGCGCGGTAGCGGTGGAAGTCGCATGTGCCGCTCGTGAGCGTGAACCAGACCCGCATCTGCAGCGCCTGGCTGGCCGCGTGGTCGTACACCAGCGTGCGGTCGGGAAGATGGACGTACAGCAGCTTGTGCGCCCGGTCGATGCGGGTTTCTAGCTTGGCCGTCGCCAGTTGCGCCTCGGTGTAGGTCTGCAGCAGCAGATCGACGTCCTGCGTGGCCAGCGAGGCGCTGGTGGAGTTGCCACCGAGGTAGACGCTTGGCGGTTCGTTCCGGCCGCTGCCGAGGAACGCGATCCCCTCGTCCCCGAAGACGCACGCGGCGTGTGTGCCCACCACGCCCCGCATGATTTGCGCGCCGTCGATCCGCTGGAATGGGAACAAGCTGCCGCCCACGTTGTCGAACACCTCGATGGTGTTGCGGTTCAGCGCGTAGATTTCGTTGCGCGACTTGAACAGTCCCACCACGGGGTCGGGGGAGATTTCAGACGATCCGTACTTCAGCGGGTTGACCTGCGTCGGGTCGCTCAGTTCGGTGACGACGAGAAACTCGCCGTCCGTGGTCATGAAATACCCGTCAACCCACACGACATCTAGCACCACGCCGAGATCCGGGTCCGTTACCTGCACGAGCCCGAGCGTAGGCGACCAGTAGTACAGCCTGCCGCCGCTGGCGATAGCCAGCCGGTCGAACGAGAAGTCCATCGTGACGTAAGTGTCCACCGGCCCGCCAACGTCACCGAGCACTGTGATAGCGCCGGCAGACGAGACGGACACGAGACTCGTGCCCATGACCCGGTAGCAGACGTTGTTCCAGTTGATCCCGCCACGATCCTGCGAGCCTGCGAGCGTGCCGAACTCCAGCACGCCATCGTGCGGGCGCAGGTACTCCTGTGATACCCCTGAGCCCTTGGGCACGGGCATCAAGTTGACCGGGAACGCCGTCCGGATGTCCGGGCCTGCGTCCGAGTAGATGCCGGCAACTATCGGTATGGAAGCCATGTCAGGAAGTCGGGAACGCCGCAGCAGGCGGCGTGAAGGTGGCGGTGTAGCGGGCTACGCCCTTGGTGATGCGGAGGTCGTCGATGTAGCCGTTGAACAAAAACCCGGTTGAGTACCACCCGCCAATAACGAAGTATTGATCTGTGTAATTGGTAGTGTCTGCGACGGAAATTATTGAAGTCCCGGCCACGTAGAGTTTAGTCGTGCCAGAGGACCGGACAATTGCTGTGTGGTACCAAGTGTTGATGGCGGGAATATTGCCCGTGGATTGTGTGAAAGTAGTCCCGTGGTAGATAGTCCACTGGCCTGTGCCGTTTTCAGCACCCAGACCCGGCCCGCGAACTTGGGAATTCAAATAACCGTCGCTGAGTTGGTAAATACCCTGACCGTTGCCGACCGGGGTGACTGCAAAACGAACCCAGCACTCAATTGTGAAATCTCCGGTGCCGAGAGACATGGCAGCGGTTGCGGGGACGGTCAGATAGTCGCCGGTCTCGTCGAACAGCATCGAACTCCCGCCGAACTTCGACTGCGCCGTGCTGATCTGCGCGTTGCCGACGGCGGTAATGATCTGAGGGCTACGGCTGTAGTCCAAAATCGTCGTGCTGCCGTTGGCCCCGTTTCCAGGCAGCAACAGCGACACGCTGCCATAAGACGGGTCGCCGTAGAACCCGGCCAGCGCAGCGTGCGAGGCACCACTCACGACAGATTGCTCCCGCTGATGATCCACGAGGTCGAAGTGACCTTCACCGCCGTCGCCATGCCATAGGCGGCAAGCGTGCGCGAGCCCGTCGCCCCAGACCCGGCGAGATACATCGTGTCCGTGGTGATCGCAATCGTCACGGTGTTGATCATGTTGATGAACGTGATCGCGGTGCCGACTGGGTAGGGCACGTTGGCATTGCTGTCGATGGTGAACGTGCGGGCGTTGTTGTCCGTGATCGGGTGGACGATGGACTTGCCGGCGTCCGCTGCAACGGTCGTGTACGCCGCGCTCTGAGCGTTCTGCGGCAAGCCTCGGAACCCCACGCTGTCCGCGTTCGCCGGGTTGCCGTCAACCTGATCGCCCAGGTACGACTTGCCCGCAGCGATGTACGTTGCCCACGGGTTTGTAATCGTGACGTTGCTGCCAGCATTCGGAGCGCCGTGGACGTAGATTGTGCTGGCGTTGGTGTAGGTGACTGTCGCGTTGGTGGCGGCGATGCCCTTCAGCCCGAAACTGCTGACGGTCCCGTGAGACACCGTGCCGCTGGCGGCGGTGGTGTTGTCAACGTAGGTGTTGCCGCTGCGGACGTAGAGATCAGCGGGCGCGGTCGTTGACAGCGCGGGGCCGTTCAGGCCAACGGCGTTGCCCATCTCCAGCCGACCGTTTGCCTCGACGCGGCCGACCTCAGTTGTGGCCGTCCCGCCTGTCGGCGTGATCGTGAACGACATGAACGTGCCGTTCGCGCCTGCGGTCCAGTTCTCTGCCGCGTTAAGGCTGATGGACGCCCGAGAGGCCGTCGTGTACGCAGTGCCGTTGTAACCGCTGCCGGTGACGACACCGATGGTGTCATTGAGCTGCAGCGTGGTCGGTGCTGCCGCAGTGCCGTTAGCACGACGGAAATCGACCGCTGTAGCCGCGCCATACGCGGCAATCATGCTGCGAGCGCCAACACCGTTTGACCCGTGTATCGCCAGCACAGACCCGGCCGCAAACACAGAGGGAGGCACCGCGCCCGCATTCGCACTCGCCACCGTGCTGCCGGTAAGCGTGGCCCCCGAGGCAGTCGGCGTGGTCAGCGTGGGGCTCGTGGCAAACACCGCAGCGCCCGTGCCCGTCTCGTCGGTCAGCACAGCGCGCAGGTTGTCGCTCGACGGCGTGGCGAGGAACGTGCTCATGCCCGAGCCGAACAGCGTCGGGCTCGTCAGGAGCGCCGTCATCGACAGCTTCTTCGTCACCCCGCTCTGCACCAGCGGAACGACATCGACGCCGGTCGCTGCGGTAGCGGTCGGGAGCGCGGAGATTTTGACGTTGGCCATGACTACTTCTTTCCTTTGTTCCGCGCCGAGATGGCCTTGGCCTTCGCCCGTGCGTCTGCCTTGCTCGACGCGCCCCAGGCTTGCAGAGACAGCAGCAGCCGCGTGGGTTCGCCATCCTTGCGCTCAGGCCCCGGCATGTTGCCCATGCGGGCGAGGAAACTTGCTCGACGGGGGTTGTCGCCTGACTTGACAGGGGCCTTGAGGTTCATGCCTTCGGCGCGTGCGGAGGCGCGGCCCTTGGCGTTGAGGCCGCCCGTGGGGCTCTTGCCCTCCTTGCGCTGCCAGGCTGGGGTCTTGGGCATCGCCTACCCGATCCGGTACCACGAGTTCGTCGCGGCGTACCAGCGCAGCCGAGCGAACCCGCCAGCCGCAAGCGTCGTGGGAGAGCCGTACACCGCCGTCGCGCCGTTCAGGGCCACGGTGAGTGTGGTAATGATCTGTGTGCTCGTGAGCAGGATTTCGGTGCCGTCAGCCACGCCCGTGTTGAGCGGCAGCGTGACCGTGCCCGTGGCCAGCGTGCCAGCGGGCTGCAGCAGCACCCACAGCGCCTGCGTGGTGGGCGTGGGCAGCGAGATCGAGAAGCCCGTCGTGGGGACGTACAGGCTCGTTGCCATCGTCGGCGCGGCGAACGTCTGCTGGAAGAACTGCAGCAGCGTGTTCAGGCTCGACCGCCTGGCGTCGCCGTTGGCGGTGTTGTAAACCGCGATCTGGTCGCCGCTCGAGAGTTGCGAGACGACAGGTAGTTGATTGATCAGCGGCATGGTGCGCCCTCAGTAGAGTTCGATGGGGCCATCAGGCCCAGCCAGCACCGGATCGACCGGCCCCGGCATGAACGGCGTGTCGTAGCGCCACGGCTTCTGCCCTGCGCCCAGCGGCAGCGTGCGGGGGAACTGCTGCTCCAGCGGGAACGTGGCTCGAGCCAGCAGGGTGTCGTATCCGAGCTTGGCCGTCGTGCGAGTGTCGATCTGCACCGTCTTGCCGTACTGCGGCGCGATGCGGATCGCTAGGTTGGCGACGATGGCCTCGTTGGCGCTGTCGGGCACCTGCGTCTCGGTGTCGAGGTCGCTGTCCTGCGGGCTGCTCGGCAACGGGTAGCCCAGCCGGATGCCCTTGGCATTCCAGGTCGCCATCATCGCGTCCAGCCGGTGCAGCGCGGTGTCGAGCTGCTGCGGCTGGAGGTCGAAGGTGTAGTTCGCCATGCCGAGTTCGGCAAAGGCTTCCTCCACGAATTGGCGCTTGGTGTAGCTCATGCCGACCTCAGATGCCGGCCTCGCCAGGCTCAACGCGCAGGTTCGGGGTTCCGGCCGCAGCGATGTGCGCCACGGTGTCAAGGTCTTGATCTTTCTGGATGATGATCGTCTGGCCAGGCCGCACCATCAGATCGGCGGTCGTAGCCGTGCTCGTGCCCCGGCTCACGCGGACATGGATCGCGTTCGTGGTGTCGAGGTTCATCAGCCGCAGGCACTTGCTGCCCCGGCCGATGGTCGTGGTGCCAGATGTGCCCGAGGTGGCGATGGTCTGGCCAGCGCCGGGGAGCGGTAAGAATGGTCCGTAGATCATGATTCGGTCCTCAGATTGGATCGTCAGCAGCAGGCTCGGCCGCCATCGCGGCGTTGATCTTCGCCAGCAGCGTCTCGTCGCTCCAGCGGCGATCGACCTTCAGGCCCAGCAGTTCGGCCTGCTGCATCATCTCGGCGCGGGTCGGCGGGGCGTTGTCTGCGGGCGCAGGCTCGGGTTCCGGGGCAACCTCGACCACCTCGGCCTCGACCATCTCCTCGTCCCACGGCCCAGCCTGGTCGCAGGCCGTCCAGACGTTCAGGTGCCAGCCATCGGCCAGCGCCGCCTCAACCTGCTCCATCGTGTCGCAGGCCAGCGTTGAGAACGTCGTCGCGTTGCCGTACCTGTCCAACGGGCCAGGCCAGGTGCCGCCGCGCTTGTAGAGGATGGTCGGCAGTTCGACGCGGATCATTTCTTGCCCTTCTTGGCGGTCTTGGCCGACTCACGGAACGCAGCGGCGGTCGGTGCGCCCTTCGCGCCAGGCTTGCGCATCTTCTCGCCGCTGCCGGCAGCGATGCGCTCGCGCTTGGCGTTGATCGCAGCGTATAGGCCAGGAGATCCAGGCTTCTTCACTTCATGCCCTTCTTCGCAGGGGCCTTGCCCGGCTTGCCAGCCTTCATGGCCGCCGTGCGCGCCGTGTTCAGCGCGATGGCGACGGCTTGCTTCTGCGGCTTGCCGGACTTCATCTCCTTGGAGACGTTGGCACTGATCGACTTCTGCGAGTAACCCTTCTTCATCGGCATCTCAGTCTCCTGATACGAAAACGCGGGCGGCAGCCTCAGACCACCGCCCGCGTGTCACTGGGTTACCCGATCAACGCTGCTGGTGAGCGCCGACCCAGTCCACCGTCATCGACCGCGCCACCGCCGTGCCGTTCTGCACCAGCAGGGACAGGCGCAGTTCGCCGGTCGGCAGGTTGGCCAGCGAGGTCGCCTCACCGATGATCTGGCGGTTCTGTGTGTAGAACAGCTTCGCGCCATCGTAGTAGAAGCCGACGTTCACGTAGGTGTCGTTGGCCATCACGATGCCGGTCGTCACCACCGTCTCGGTCGAAGACGCCTCGATGACGAGGTTCAGCGCGGTGGCGGTGGTCAGGCGGCGGAAGTACACGCCATCCGACACGCCACCCTCGGGGTCGGTGTCCGTGACGTACAGGCCGATCATGGTGTCGGCCAGCACGTTGTCCACCTTGAACCGAGCGTCGAACCACAGCGCCTTGCCACCCGTGAACTTGAAGCACTCGCCGTTGGTCTTGCCGAGCTGCAAGGCGTGCTTGTCGTTGTCGGTGCCCGCGTTGGTCAGCACCAGCGTGCCTCCCACTTCGTCGCCCGACAGGTCCGTGCCCGCGCCCGTCTCGGTGATCGTCCACGTTGCCGAGTCGTACTCAACGAAGTCCGTGAAGTAGCCGAAGAACGACGGGTTGCCAATCGGTGCGTCGAACACGACCGCGCCCATCGGGTTCGCGTCGACGTTGTAGAACACCTGATTCGGGCCGGCTTCGATCTTGATCACGCCGCCGCCCGTGAACGGCCCGAAGCTCTTCTCCTCGTCGGACACGGTGCCGAGCAAGGTGTACGAGTTCGGGTAGTTCGGGAAGCCAGCCTGCCGGTAGACAGACGCCGGATTGCCCGGACCCGTGGTGCGCACCGCAATTGCTTGGGTGGCAGTCAGCGAGACTTGGGCGTCGCCGTAGGGGAAAACAATTTGCTGTGCCATTTCGGTTGCTCCTGGTGGCTCAGTTGAACATCAGCACGCCAGCCATTTCGGGCTGCTTGCACACCACACCGAAGAGGCAGTCCAATCGGTACTTGGTCTTCATGTTGTTGATGTCGTACTGCTTCGTCATGACCAGTTCGATACCCTGATCCGTGCTCGCGCGCATCACGGCCGCACCGGCATCTGTCGGCACCGCATAGCGACCCGGCAAAAGCTCGATGGCGTCCTTGTGCCAGAAGCAGTTCAGGTACGAGGCCGTCGTGTTCAGGAACGTGATCGCGGCGGTTGCCGAGGTCGAGGTGATCCGGCAGTTCTGGTACTGCGCGGTCGAATCGACACCGGCCTGCGCCGGGATCAGCGGGGGGCTGATCACGAGCGTCGTGGCCGACGGCACGGCGATCACGCGGAACGTCTTGGGCTGGCCCGTGTCTTCCTTGGTGATCATGTGCACGGCGTTGACGTTGGCAATCGTGAACGAGTCGCCCACCGCGATGCTGGTGGTCGAGTTGACCGTCACCGTCTGGAAGCGGTTGTCCACGTTGCTCGTCTCGCCCGTGGCCGAGGTCGAGGTGGCCTTCGGGGTGTAGTAGTTCCCGCCCGCTGCCGTCGTGTTGATCTGAATGCCGGCACCCGCCGCAGCAGCCTTGCGCTGGGCGTAGTCCAGCTTGTACGTCTCGAACGAGGCGACCTGGCCCACGAACGCCCGACGCAGCGCGCTGTCGGAGATGTCGTTGCCGAAGCTGCGGGTGTTCTTGGCGAGGTCGCTGGCCATGCCGTTGTAGTCGCGCGTCGAGAGCGCGAGATACCGGCTGTCCATCGGAACGCCCGTCTCGTTCATCACCGCCTCGACAAGCGCCACATCATCGAAGCCAGTGGCGGCCGAACGCTTGATCGCCAGCGTCCCCTGCTGGCCTGCGACGGTCAGCACGGCGACGTTGATGTCAGAGGCCAGCTTCTGCTTGGCGGCATCGCCCAGGCGACCCTCTTGCAGCGCATCACGCAGCTCGGTGGCCGACATGATCCACGGCACCGACTTCTGGTAGCCGATGGTCGCGGGAACGGTGAGCTGGGTGTAGTCGTCGAAGTTGCCCGTCATGTCCGTGCCGTTGTACGACACAGCGATGTAGGGCATCGGACGCCAGATGACGTTGTTGGTCCGCTCCATCATCGTCTGGTCGGTGTTGTAGACCGAGACGTTGCGGGACAGTACGAGGGCGTCTTGGAAGCCTGCAAGCAGGTCTTCGAACGCGACGCGCTCTTCCTTTGAGAAGCTGTTGCTCACGGCGAGCCTTTCAGAAATGAGT